GCATCACCACGAATCAACAACAAAGCAGGGTCGCTAGGATTCCATGCTGCGTTGATGGTCATGCTAGTGGGTTTGCTTTGGGTTGGGATGATGTCCGATTGACGCGAACCAGCCACACCGAAGTTTGCGCTTGCATCGTCTTGACCAAAAGCAGGGATTGCTTCGACAGGGACAATTTCGCCAGCAGAGCCTGAACCGCCAGCAGTAGTGCCAACAATGTTTTGAACTTCAGCAGTCCAAGTGGACAATTGAGTAACAGTCAAAGGAGTTGGTGTAGCGCCAGTTTGCATCCATAGTGCTGCACTAAATCCGGGTAAAACCTTATTTGGGAGAGCCATTTTTCATTTCCTTCAAAAGAGTTGATTGTGTAGTGTCAGCATGGTATGTACATTCTGCAATCCAGAATAATCTGGTGCAATTTTACTTGGTCATCATAGGTGTTGTATAGCCAGTTAATGTCGATTTTAGAAACATCAAACCCGCCAGAGCCACCAAATTGTCCCGAGTAACCATGTAATGCCTGAATGATTGTGTTGGCAATGCCAAAAGCGTCTTGCATTTGTTGCCCAAACACCGATGCTTGAAATATCGGTGTGTCAATGCCTTTTATGGACTGCACTTGCCCCGTGTAAACAGGTTGGTGAACATTGCGTAATTGCCAAGTGACAAATTTGGGCTGAGATGCAAAATTTCGGTTGAAGTTTGCATACACAGGCACAGGATTAGCCACAGCAGACAACTGCGCTTGAATTGCTGTCGCATAGTCGAGTACGTTTTGTTGTGTTGTCATACAGCCACAGTCGGGTCGTTGCGATAACACAAGAACGTGATGTTCATGCGGTCATTTGATTCCATTGCATCGGTAATGCGCCATTCGTTGCCGCGCCACACGATTGCATAGCCACTTTGGTTTTCCACCATCGTTTGCGTGTTTGGTGTGTAGTTCACAATAAACTTGACCAAATCCGAATAAACCCGATTGTCTTTACCAATCTGTAAACTGTTTCGCACGTCTTGAATCAAGCCACGAGTTTGAAACCAAGTGGTCATTGAGGTGATTTGTTGCCCATACTGATCGGTAGTAGTGGCAACATTTTGCACCGTGAAGTTTTCGTACCGTGCGATTCCCATTTACATCACCAGCGGTTTGTAAGGTCTGAGCAAAGCCGCCACGCCATAAGGAATTTCCTTCAATGACGTTGCCGTAGTGTTGCTGCGGTTGTTGTACAAATGCGTCAACAACATTAAACCCGCTTGCTGAATCACAGGGTATTGAGCGTAAGGGTTAGCAGCAGTCGTGTACTGAACCACGATTGGGTTGGTAATGACCTGATTGCAGTTATCGGGTATACCCGTGCAAATCACTTTGTTGCCAGTTGGGTCGTACCAATATTGGCTTGAACTCAATGTCTGAAAAACTGGAGGCGTTGAAGCATCCCAAAAACCAACAGAATTGATTGTGGTGTTGCTTGTGCCTTGCGTGACTTCTGGCAAATCCAGACACACCTGTGTGCCTGTCATGCCATTAAATGCCCCGTAGTACACCTTGTAAGTGATTGGGAATATGGACATTCCCAAATAATCTTCAATGGCTTGGCGCGTTGCTAATTCCAATCCTGTTAAATATGCGTCTTGGCTTTCATCGCCAAATAAGTTTAACTGTTGGGTGATTTGGTCAAGCGTCAGCCATTCGGTTGTCAAGTCACGCGAAACCTGCTCAACTTTTTCATAGCTGAACGGGTTGCGTGATGACCCCAAATAAGGTCCATTGGTGTAACTGTCTAATGGCATTTTGTACCTATCAGGTTGTCAAACGAACACCAGCGAAAACGTCACGAATGGTTGAGCAGACACGTTTTTGTGCCAAAAGGGTCATGTATCCGGGAGCAGATTGTTCAAACCATTGGAATGACATTTCATCATTGTCTGCAATGGTGACAAAGTTTTCCCAAGCTGCCAAATAGATTGGCGTTTTGCCTGAACCAATTTGATCCATAAACGGATTCGGCACAACTTTGATGCCAAACAAAGAACCCAAAAATGCACCGTCTTTTTCACCAACATCCAAAAACAAAGGCAAGTTGCTGTTGTCTTTCAATTCACGAATGTATGTGATTGTCGATGGGTGCATCATCCAACAAGTTGTTGGCAATGAATAATATTGAGGTGGCAACTTGGCAACCAAATTGTCCAAATCGTTGTAAACAATCGAATTGCCTGTGATGCTGGCAAATGTTGCAACTGTGTGCAAGCCGTTGGTAATGGCTGAACCGTTTGAACCAAACGCAGCACTTGAACCGCTTGGATAAGAATTCAAACCACGCAAGCCCAAAGTGCCACCGTATGCGGTTGTGGTTGTGCCAGCTTGGTCGTTGTTGAACATCATGGATTGGGCTTCAAGAGTGCCAAATTCCATTCCAACGTCTGTCAGGATTGTGTCGCCCAAGTTTGTAATGTCATCTAAGACAGCAATACGAACTGGCACGGTTGCGGTAATTGTCTGGACAGGCAATTGCCAAAATGAAGTCGCCGTGTTGGGTGTACCTACGTTTGGCGTGAAGTTATAGCCCCAAGGATTTGTTGGGTTAGATACGTTACCTGTTTTGACTACAAACGCTTCGTCTGAGCCAATGGTAGGTACAACGCGAGAACCAGCAATCCGCAGCGGGTTTGCATAGCGTAACGATGCAAATACATCGTCATAAATTACACGACCACCAACCCCTGAACCAGAGCCAGTAAGCGCCGAGGCTTCGCGCAAATTAACAGTAACTTGCTCTTGTTTTTTTAACGAGGATTTAATGGCTTTGAGAATGGGCTGCATGGTTGTTTCCAAGTGAATTAAAAAAAGGGGTGAGGTAATCCCCACCCCAGTTCCCTCATCAGGTCGCTGTCGCGGTTGAGCGATAACGGATGATGGAGTATGGGTCCATCACCGAGGTTGCCAGACGTTTTTCACCGAAGAAGGTGATGTAACCAGGCAAGGTTTGGTCGTAGCGTCGCAGAACCATGTTCAAACGGTCAACGATGGTGTGACCACGTTGCCAATCGCCAAAATACATTGGGTACAAGCTGGTTGTGCCGGGAGTGCTGGTGCTGCTGTCAGGGCTGTCCACGTATTTGTTGACCACCACATCAAAGCCAAGCAATTGACCCACGATACCGTCATAGACCAAAGGCGACATACGTTCAAAGATTGGTGTGCCGTTGTTGTCTTTCAGACCGCGAATTTGAGCCAAGAACAAAGGGCTGACCAAGAACTTGGTGTTTGAAGACCAGTATTCTTGAGGCAGCAAGTGGATGAACTCAATGATGTCTTGGTAAGTCACGTTGGCTGTACCCACGCCAGCGCCGTTGCTGGTCAATTGGTCATAAGTTGCCAAGCTGTGCAAACCGCTGCTTGAGCCTGTGCCGCTAGAACCGAAAGACGCTGTGGAGATTGTGCCGCCAGTGTATGTACCGTTAGCGCCAGCGTATTGATTCAGACCGCGCAAACCGTTTGTTCCACCGTATGTATTGGGTGTGTCGGTTTGGTCGTTGTTGGAGATCATGGACTGACCTTCAACTTGGCTGAATTCCAGCAACATATCGTCAACCACGTTTGCTTCCAAACCGTCAATGTCATCCAAAGCCGCAGTACGGATTGGGAATTGCACGTTCAAATCTTGCAAAGTCAATTGCCAAATGTTGGTCGATTCAGTGGTAGCCGAACCGTTGTTCTGAATTGCATAGCCCCAAGTAGCGCCAGCGTTACCAGTTTTGGCACGGAATTGATAGGTTGAACCATCAGTTGTGACGTTGCGTGACACACCGCGCAAAGGGTTAACCAAACGCAGTTTGTGGAAAACGGGGTCATAAGCAGTACGACCACCAACGCCAGCGCCTGAACCTGTTAAGGCTGAACTTTCCTTCATGTACGCAGCGTATTGACCGTCATCTTCAAACAGTTTCAACTCTTTTTCCATTTTGCCTTTTTTGACAAATTTGGAGAGTTGTTCAGCCACGTTTTTGTTCACATCTTGGCGAACAGTTTTGGCTGGTTTGATGTAAGCAGCGCTGGAATTGACTTCGGAAATTTTGGCTTCCAAACGGGTCAACTTGTCAGCAACTTCCGCTTTCACTTCTTCCACTTTTGCAAGTGCAGCAGCTTGAGCTTCTTCGATTTTTGCGAGATTAGACGCTTCGATTGCGTCAACTTTCTCGAGGATTTTTTCAACAGACATTTTTAGCCTTTCAATTTTAAGTCGAGTTTTTTGGATAATTCGCGCAGTTCTAGGGCTGCAAGAATACCCGCTTCGGTCACATCCACATCTGAATCGCTCAGAGTTGGCGCATTTTCAAGAGGTGTTTTAACAGCATCGCGCTGTTCCAACACTTTCTTGAACACGGATGCGGCTGTGACCGCCCCATGTTTAGAAATCCCTGCATCGCGCAAAGATTTTTCTAATACTCGCAAATCCATTTTGCCTTCGGGTGTGAAATATTCCAATTTCATCACTTCGGCTGCTGGATTGTTTGGATACATGACGACAGACACTTCTGCCAAACCGCCTTTGGTAATTTGGAAATATGCCTCATCGCTGTCGTCATCATCTTCCATGTCGTTGCCATCGGCATCAACCATTTTGGCTTCGTCAGCGTATGCGCCAACCGAAACACCGCCAAACAAATTGGGAGATTCTTTAAGCACGTTGTACAGGTCAGAGCCGCCAACGGTATTGAGAAACAACTTGCCTTCGGCAGTCATTCCTTCTTTATCAAATGTAAATTCTGTCCATTCACCGACAGGCATTCCCATGTCGTTGTGATTTAAGAACATAGGCAATGTTTTGCCTGAACTTGCAAATTCTTTTGCCCAATCGCTAAAACCCTCGGGCTGGTAATTGAATTTGCGACCATCTGCGCCTTCGCGCTTGCCCCACGTTGTAACGCGAGCCTTAATCTTGCCTGATGGACTTCCTTGGTCTGCCTCTTTTTTTAGGTTGACCTTGGCTTCGCAAATCATTTGCAACCGATTTTTCATAGATGACCCCATTGCTAATAGCTTGATTATTGTCTGTTATTGTATGGGATTGCTCGGGTAGTGCTGGCACTTTAACACCAACTCCCCTGACTTGACTAGCCAGCGCATGAACTATTTTTTTCATTGCGTTGTTCATGTCTTGCCAATATTCATTTTGCGTGTTTGATTGCCGCCACCGCCGCCCGTGTCTTGTGGTGATGTACCCGCGATTGGGTCGATTTTGGCAGTTTTTGCACCGATTGGCACATTTGTTTGTGAAATCTTTTGTGGGTCAACTGAGGGCAATTGATCTGCGCCGTCAATTTTTGGAATATTCAAATACTCTCGCGCTTCATTTGGCGTGATTATGCCAGCAGAAATGCCAGCAGTCACGAAATTCATTTGGTCAAGCGCAGCACCCTTCAAAAAGTCTTTGGTGTCAAAACGAATGTGCAGGTTTGGATAACCTTTGAACAATTGTTGTTTAAATTTTTGCTCAATGTTAATCACCATCGGATACATGGTGGTTTTATAAAACTCATCCAACAATGTTTGCGTGTTGTTGAATTTGCCACTAGCAAGACCCAACATTTGAGGTGGCACACCAAACAAAGCGCAAATACGATTGGTGGTTTGCTCTTTTAATTTGGCAGCGTCAGCATCTTGCAAGGTCAACATTTTGACCGTCTCAAACGTCATGCCTTGGTCTAACAACATACCTTGTCCGGGCTTGCTTTGATCGGTTGTTTTAGAACCCGTCATGCTTGCCCATGCTTCTTTCAATCGTGCGGCAATTTCCTTGTATTTGGCATCAGGAATAACTTGGTCGGTTTTGAATAATCCGCTTGGCTTTGCGCCGTTTTGCATGACGTAGTTGGCATATAGGTCAATGTCGGTGTCCAACGCCACCAATTCGGTTGCCAAAATACCTTTGTTAAAACCCGCCGAACCTTGCCATGCCGCTTCGGTGCAATGCACCACTTGATGCGCCGCCAATGGTTCATCGCGGTTGAAACCGTAGGTCGGTGTTGACAATCGGTAGGTTGGATAACGCAAAGGTGTCATTTGCACCGTAATCAGCGTTGAATCCAAGTTGTACATTTCAATTGGCGTTTGTGTAGCGTCTTTTTGATTGTTGCGATAAAGCAACGTGAACACTTCACCCGCCAACTCGTACCACATCACCCATTGATACCAA